CTGCCCTCTAGTTATTTGATCAGAACAACAATTTGGCTACCATGCTTCCAGACACTGTCCCAGTAGAGCCGGACGATGTTTGCTCGATACGGACATACCGGCGAGCGCCTGGAGGGAGGCGGAAACGAATCGTCTTAGCAGCAAGACCGCCAGTGGCGAACACTTGCGTAGTTGCAATGGACGGGTCGAGAACTGCAAAGGTCGTGCCATCGGCAGAATCTTTGAAGGTGTAGGTGTAAGTGCCAGCGGTGATGCCAGCGGCGAGAGGACAAGCAAGCTCAAAGACGATGTCTTCGATGTCACCACCAACGGCCTGTTCGAGGTCGAATGCTGCGGTGTTAGCTCCCGCCGAGGCGATTGCTACGGTCGAGACGTAGTTTTGATCTTGCTGGTTGCGATTGAATTCGTAGGCCATGATATTGATTAGCTAAGAGTTTCGGTATCCAGGATGGAATTGGTGACGATGATCGGCAGACCATTGGATTCGGTTGGGAATCCAGAGACAAGGCCGGTGACGGTTTCAGTCTTCACGCTCGGAGTGATCGTGCGGCTGATAGCGAGTTGATAGGCAGAGCGCGGACTCATGAGGATGTGAGTCGGACGCGAGCCAAGCGGCATACGGCGGAGTGCATCGAGAATTTTCCCATCGGTGACACCTTTTCCAGTGTCTTCGGTGAAATCCTTGAGGCGAGCGACGGCATGCTTGTTGGTGCATTGCAAACCAACGCGAGCGGTAAGGTCTGCAACAAATGCTGCAAATCGTTTGCCAGTCGAATCAACTCCATCACCTTCGCGGAATGCGGAAAGCTCAAGAGCGGACGCGTTGCCGTAAACGTATTGGACGCCTTGACCACCTGCGGAGATGATGTAGACGGACGATCCCGTTCCAGCGGCTATTCCGCCAGCATCGGTGATGACTGCGCCAAGTGCTGTGGAAAGAGCCTCTAAGCCCGTGAATCCTTCGCTGCCTGATGCAGTTCCATAGATGGTTTGGCTGCCGATCTTGATGAGAGCGGATTGCATAACGCCAACGGATTCGAGCGCCATATAAGCCTCGGCTCCGTCCTCATACGAGCGAGCTGCGGCCTTGTCGGCTTCAACGCGAGCGGAGAGGATGAAGGTTTCAACGCGACGGTTAGTAAACTCGGACTTGGTAGCATCCGTGCCTTCGTTCACCTTGCGGAAATCGACGGTTGGGAGAACTGAGCGAGCGACGGTTTCATAGCTCGTGCCAGTGATGGTCCGTGCTGGGATGATGGTCACCTCGGGAGCGACGGTGCGGACTTCTTCGATTAGGCCAACGACTGCATCTGAGCCGTTGAGCTTTGCGATGTCCAATAGTGTGAGATTGTTGGGCATGATGTATTAGGATTGAGATTTGATTTTGAATGCGGCTTCCACACGAGCGAGTCCCGTGAGAGCTGGTGGCTCTTCGGTGCGGCCTGCGAGGATGGTTTGGCCCTGCAACGCTGGATTACCCGGCATAGATGCGAGGATGTTAGCAGATGCGGGATTCGATAGGATAGATTCGTGCCAGAACGACTTAGCGGCTTCGTCTTGTGGGGCGATGCGGCCAGCCTTTACAGCGTCAGCGATGGCAACGTCGGCGGCAGCTTTCGCTTTCTCCGTCATGCCCTTCTTGAGAGTTTTGTTCTCCTCTTCAAGTTCCATGTATTTGGCCTTGAGTTTGGAGAGTTCGTCACCATCAGCAGCGGCTGCGGCTTTGACAGTTTCAACTCCGGCGGCAGTCTCGCGCAATTCGGCGAGGTTGGTTTTTGCGGTGGCAAGAGCGGTTTCGGGGTCGTGGGACGCCTCAACTAGCCCCAGCTCGATTAGGTGGTCGATCATAGGTGGTTCTGTATGGGATGCGGCAATGCGCGGGATCTCCTCGAAGGCTGGGTCGTTAACTAACGATCCGATTTCCCCACGAGGTGCTAGACCAGTGGGAATACCTTTCGGGGAGAGTAGGAAAGTGGGGGAAAAATATGAGTAGTCGCGGCCCTCAACTGCCTTGCGGCCTGCATCGGTCCATTCAACGTCGAGCATTAGGCCAACGCCGGATTCATAGCGGAATTCTCGCGGGATAAATGACGCCGGACCTTGCTCGTGGTCGAAACCTGCGAATGGGCGGACGTTTTGCGCTAACCGTTTGGTCAGGTCTTCTGCGAATGATGCACCGATGCGAGCGTCGATCTCGACATCCACCGTTTTGGCTTTACCTCCAACGGTTGCGGAGATGCGGTGTTTACCTTCGGGCAGATAGACGATGCTCGTGTCCAGACTGGAAATCTCAGCCTGGAATGCAGCGAAAACTCTTGCGGCGGTGAACATTGGCGCGAACGGGCCACCGAAATCTCGCTTGTAAAGATTATTTTTCATATTCTTTCTCGATGTGATCGAGAGCGCCGTTGATCATCGCGTCGATGTAATCGTTTTCCGGCGGCAACGCATTAGGCCAAGGTTTGTGGGTTACGCTCTTCTTGAGCGCGAACACTGGCCGGATTCCATCCTCGGTCTTCTCGGCCAAAACGCCCTTAACCATAAACAGCGGAGAGTATTTGCGGGCATAACTCGTGGCGGTCATCCCATGCGCCTGCGGCACGATTGGAATGGTGAGAAATCTTTTGCGCTTTGCTCTGATCGTTCCTCCGGTGACTTTGTGAGCCAGTCCGATAGCGGCATTTGCAAATGTCACGCTCCTACCGGTAGCCCTGGCGATTGCCCATCCTGATGCCGTCGTGAGCCACCATCCAGTAGGCGTCCTTCCCGGTCCATGGGTCGGCAATGATGGGTTAATCCATGGCAATCGGCCCTTATTGTTGTAAAATTCACGGATCGAATCCAGCGCGGAAAGAGCGCCTTGTTTGAGCGCATCCGATCTCATTTGTGGCGATACGAGATTGATGATGCCCAGTTTGGCAGCATTTACGTCGCTGGATTTCACCTTGATCCCAACAAACGATTTGCCCTGTATCATTGCGCTAACCCTTTCAGCATTGCCTTGCCAATTTCCAACTCCAGCGAGTCGATGAGCGCCTGCCTGTCGAGTTGATTAAATAGCTGCGGGATGCCCTCGATGACCTTTTCAACCTCGTTGTTAAAAGCTCCAATGGTCATCCGTTCGGATTTGTCCAGTAGGTCAGCCAAGATCGAGTCAATGGGATTTAACCACTGCGCTGCGACGTCTCTGAGATCATCGTCGGTCATGCTTCGAGTTCTTTGACTTTGGATTTCGCCCATGCATAACCGGCATCACCACCCCAGCCGTTCCATGCCTGCCAGCCTTTGCCCTGCTCGTCCCAGGTGCTGCCCTGTTTGTCCACCTCGTGCCTAGCGAAAAAGCTGACCATGCGTTTCACGGTGTCCGGTGAGAGTTCTGTCCGGTTCGAGATGTCACGAGCGCGAGCCAGTCCCACCGCGATCATGCCACGCTCTGACGGTGGTTTCGTGCGCCTCACCTCCAATGCACGAGCGGCATTCTTTGCCATTTCCTCGGTCGGTCTGAGGTCGATGTCTGCTCGTGCGGATTCGATCTCATCTAGCGGTTCGTCATCTGGGATCTCAACATCCGGCGTTTCCTCAGCTCCAAAAATCTCCTCACCGTCCACCGGCATAGGGATTCCAAGCTCATCGTAAATCCACTGTTTCGGCATCAGGATTCCGATCTCGGTGTAAATTTTAATCCTCTCGGCAATCGCTTTTTCGTCCTTGGCGACGGGGATTTCCATCTCGCAATACGGCATGTCCTCGGCGGCAACGGCCCCGAAATTGAAACGGACGATGGCAGGAATGAGTTGATTGGTAATTACATCCGCCACCCATGAGCTAACGGATTGCAGCACCTCGGAGCGAATGCCCTCGTGGACCTCTCCTAGAGCGCGTGAGCCTGTGCCGGTGTTGTCCGTGGTCAATGTTTGGCCCAGCATGAGGATGTCGCATGCACGGTCAGCAACATCCATGAGGTGCGATTGCGGGAGCGAATCACCTGCGCCGGAAATGGCGGAATGAATCTCAAACTCGACACCTGGTCCTGTTGCTGCCCAGCCTGATGAGCCGATAGATTCCAGCATGTCCTCGGCCATGGTCATTGCCTCCTCGCTGCCATCCGTTTTGGCGGTCCGCATTGGAATCCCGAATAGCTGTGCGAATTGCATGAGCCATCCCAGCCCATAGACGGAGGCGAGCCAGTATTTTGTGAGGGTCCGTAAATTGGCAGCATGGATCGGGTGCATTCCTCCCTGACTCCATACGCCGATGAGGAATCTATCCGGCGGGAAATCTTCGAGCGTCGAATTATTCGTCCCTTCCGGCGCGATCATCAAGCGGTCTGCCTCCATCGTGAATTGAGGAAACGCTAGGTATTTCGCTGGAACGGGAGCGTAGCACCGAGGCGAGATGATGCCGTTCTCGGAGTGCCAGACGATCTCGAGCACGGAGATGCCCTTGGCGTATGCGTCAATGAGAGCGCGGACCATTTCGCTGTTGTTCAACTCCCAGTATCCTGGCCTTGGTGCGTAGGATTCGAGAGCGCGTTCCACCACCTCATAGATGCGGAGAGCGTTCGGTGTCGGCTCCTCGGCGTCCTCTCGGATAGCTGGCTTGATCTCCATTTTGAGTCTAGATACTGCGCCGGAAACCTCGTTGAGCGCCTTGCGGAGCCTCGGCCATGTGTCGAGCATGAGGCGGAAGAGTCGATCCTGGTCTTCGAGTTTGCCGTTTCGGACGTTGCGTAGGATCGTGCGGACCTGATCCGGCGTCACATTGGCTAGATCGAAATCATTTGTCCGGTAGTTGGCTGGAATCGGCCAAACAATGCCTTTGCGCTCGTCAATCGTCATTTCGCGGGACTTGCCTCCAAATCCCAGCGTGTCAAGCTCTAAGTCAAATTGTGTTAAAACCCTTGGCTCGTGGCGTGGCGAATGCGCTGCGTGGCGAGCGGATGACGGATGCGCTGGACATGCGGCCAGAGTGGTTGGCCCCAAGGGCGATGCAGGCAAGCAATGCGTCGGCTCGGTCAGGTGATTTTAACCCGGCCTTTCGCATCTTCTCCTTGTCTTCGATGCGAAGTTTCCCGGTCGCGTTCCACTCTGATTTCCTGCTGGTGATCTGCTCAAACGTGAGACGGTCAAGCTCCCCCAAGTTGATCTCACCTCGGTGAATTGCCTGCGTTGCCGTGTGCCATACCTCGCCGATCAGGTTGGCGTATTCGTCGCCTTCTTTGGCAGCTTGCCCTCCGTGGAATCGGTTGATATGCCATCCCTCCTCCGCCATCTGACACACGAAACCTGTGCCTAGTCCGTCGGCATCACCAAAGATTTGACCGGGTTTGAGGTCCTGGTCCTTGAATAATCGGATAAATTGCCGTGCGGCCTGCACCGTGTCGCGCTCCTGCCATGCCTTGATG